TAACAAAGGACATCTATGAGAACACTACAAAGCGTAAAGTTCAAATAGATTTATTAATATCAGAGATACACGGCTTCATTACAACGATTGATGATGTGGTTATGGTTGCTCCTATCATAAAAGAATATATGGATACGGCAGTTAAAAACGATGAACATCTGGTTAAATTAGCTGGTGTACTACAAAGAATTATAAGTAAGTCTACTGGTACTGATGATGAGTCTATGTTATTATCAGATTCAGAAAAAGAAGAATTAATGAGTACACTTCAAGATACAGTTGATGATTTGAATAATGAACAAGTTAGACTTGAAGGTATAAAAAATAAAACAATTGATATAAAGGGAAATTAAATGGCTTCAATATTTACAACAGAAGACAATGTTACTATTCCGGGTAATTTTGGTAAAACGATAAGTGTACCTTATTTCTTACAGTTTGTACCTGGTATTGTTACTGAAGTTATTACATCTGATGCAAGTTTTAAGTCAAATAATGTAACTCATTTTACTAATACTATAATAGCAATGCCTCATATTACAAACCAACCAAAGCCAAGAAAAGCAAATTTAACTAATTCTGATAGATATTATCCCTTAATGAGGGGATTTGTTGATGTTCCTGCTAAAGGAGATCCTGTTTTACTTTGTGAAATAGGTAGTATAAAATATTATATGGGACCTTTAAATACACAGAACCAACCAAATCATAATGAAGACTTTTTATTAAGACCTGAAAAAAATATTAAATCTGAGGAAATAGGTGACTCAACTGAGGTTAAAGATGAAATATTAGCTAAGGGTCAATCATTAAATTTTGCAAAAGTAAATCATAAAAGAATGATGAAACATATAAAAAGTGATTTGGATAAAGCTGAGGCTATTAATGAAACTCATGGTGATATGATGTTGGAGGGTAGACATGGTAATTCTATACGAATAGGTAGTAGAGATGTAAATCCATATGTTTACATTTCTAATGGTAGAAGTAAAAACAACTTTAAAGAAGGTTTAGGTGATGGTACTTTAATAAGTATAACTAAAAAAGGAACTTTAGGACAGCATTTTGGTGGGTTTACAGAAATTATTAGAACAAATCCAGACGATAGATCAACTTGGGAAGTTAATAACATACCGGAATTTGTTTTAGCTTCTGATATGTTATCTGTTGGTAACGAACGAAAAATTTCTTCAATTGTAAAGTCTATTAATAAAACTGATGATGTGACTAAATTAATATATAATTATGGTGAATTACCATATGAGAATCAGGTTTTAATAAATTCAGATAGAATTATATTTAATTCAAAAGGAAGAACAGGAAATATTTATTTGTCTTCAAAAAATGATATTCATATTGGTGCAGGTAATCATTTAACAATATCTACAAATAAAAATTTAATAATTGAATCGGATAAAACATATTTAGGTGATTTAGAAAAACAAACAAATAAAGACAAAATGGAGCCAATGGTTTTAGGAAATGCATTATTTGATATTTTTGATGAACTATTTAGTATATTGGAAGTAACAACATCAAATCAATATTTCCCATTAACATTAGCTTATAAGGGATCTCCACTTAAAGTGGTATTGGGTGAATTGAGAAATAAATTAGCGGGCGTAAAAAGTCATTATCATTTTATAGAACCAAATGGAAGAGAAACACAATAGGGGGTGTTATGAAAAAGAAAAAAACAATAAGACAAATAGTTAGAGAAGAAGTTGCTATGGCAATTCACGAAGTTATTGATGAGTTAAAACAACCGTCACTATCATCACAAGAACAACCAATGCAAGAAAAGAAAAACTTTTCACAAAACTCTGTTCTTAATGATGTACTAAATGAAACAGCTAGTGATGGTGAATGGAAAACATTAGGTGGTAGTGAATTTACATCGGATAGAATGAATGAATTAGTTGGTGGACAATATGGTGATATGATGAAGAATACACCACAACAAAATGTAAGTCCCAATGACCCAATGGCCCAATTTGTAAATAAAGATTATAGAGATGTTTTAAAAAAAACTGATGAAAAACAAAAACAGAAATACGGAAAATAAATAATGGGACTGAAAGACGATTTAATAGAAGCTAAAGTACAATCAGCCCTAGCAGCTGGAGCAGACCCAAATGATATAAATACATCTGTTGGTTCTGCTATAGAGGTTGAAGCAGATTTAACAAAAGAAGCTATAGTTAATTTTTTAACTAAAGCTGAATTTAGAATAACTCAATTAGCTGCTAATGTTGTATTGGAGGATTTTAATATTCCACCACAACAAGCTGATATTCTTCCGACTGTTACAAGTACAGATATTCCTTATCCAGCTGGTGTTCCTGCTGCAGCTTTACCTGTTCCATTGAATGGTGGAAAAAATGGTGTCTTGACAAAATCATTAAATGTAGCTAAAGATGTTGGGGGATTGGATTCAACTGGTTATGTATACATAGGTGGAGATCCAGATTCACAGGATGGGTTTGATGTAAACACATTAGATGGTATTAGAGATTTTACAAAAGTAGAATTATTAAGAGAAGATATTGAGGACTTATTATAATGGCTATAAAAGACATATCAAGAAAACCTTACATTGAAGATAATGATACTAATATAAAAATTGGTATTGATTTACCAATTAGAAGAGATCCTCTAACAGGTGGATTTTTTGCATCTACTTCTACAACTATAGAAGCTGTTAAAAACAATATAAGAAATTTATTAAATACAAATAAAGGTGAAAGATTTTTTCAACCAAATTTAGGATTAGACTTAAAAAAATATTTATTTAGTCAAGTAACAGGTGAATTACAATTACAAATTCAAAATGATATAGTTTCTGTATTGGAATCTTGGTTACCTTTTGTTGAGGTTCAAGATATACAATTGGGAAGTAATGAAAATTTTAATATTTTAACAATTAAAATATTGTTTAATATAAAACAAGATCCTAATACATTGGATTCAGTTGACTTATCTATTACTGGAGATATGAATGAACAATCAGGTGACACTTCTACCGGTGGTGGGGGATACTAATGGAGATAAATAATGCCGTCATATAACAATAAAGATTTTAAAGAATCAAATGTAAATTATATAAATAAAGATTTTAGTTCTTTAAAACAAGCTTTAATAAATTATTCTAAATCTTATTTTCCAAATACATATAAAGATTTTAATGAGACATCACCTGGTATGATGTTGATAGAAATGGGTGCATATGTTGGTGATGTAACATCATTTTATATTGACCAACAGTATCGTGAAATGTTATTACCATTAGCTGAAGAGCGAAGAAATATAATCAATATGGCTAAGATGTTAGGATATAAAGTAAAACCAATTGTTCCATCACATGTGGAATTATCTTTTAACCTTGAACTTGATGCTGTGTCAACTGATAAGTCTAAAGTAGATTACTCCAATGGTAGTATATTCGCTTCAGGAATAAAAGTTCAATCAACTGCTAATAAAAATTTATTTTTTGAAACTTTAGATATAGTAGATTTTACAATAACTGGTTCAGGTATTACTGATACAAATTTTCCTGTCATTGATAATACTTCAGATGGCTTAACAACTGATTATATATTAACAAGAAAAGTTAGAGCTGTTAGTGGGGAAACTAAAACAAAAACTTTTCCAATTACATCTCCTCAAAAATTTAGAAGAATAACCTTACCAGATACAAATGTTATTGATATAATTTCCTGTAAGGATTCAAACAATAACGAATGGCATGAAGTTGATTTTCTTGCTCAAGATAAAGTTCCAATTAAAAAACATTATACTCAAGATATATTAAGGGATGGGGCTTATACTAATTTAAATGGGGAAACCTACACATCAGACGTTCCAGTTCCATATTCACTGTCATATATTACAACGACAAAACGATTTACTCGTGAAACAAATATAAATAATACAACATCACTTGTATTTGGTAATGGTATATTAAAAAATGGTACAACTATAGACAATAGTTTTTTAGATTTAGAACAATTGGGTATTATAGTTCCAGGACAACCAAGTGATTTAAATCAAGCTATAGATCCACTTCTCGGTGATGAATATTCTACACTTGGTGAAACACCTGTACAGACAACTTTAACTATAACTTATAGAGTTGGTGGTGGTATAGAATCAAATGCTTCGGTTGGTGAGGTAACTCAAATTGTTGGAACAGCAACAGTATTACAAGATGGAGGAAGTACCGCTTTAACAGTTACTAATGATACACCTGCTAGAGGTGGGGCTAATCAAGAAGATGCTGATGAAATACGAGAAAAAGCAAAAGCTTTCTTTAGTACACAAAACAGGTGTGTAACTAAAGAAGATTATGAAGCTAGAGTTATGAATATGTCATCTAAATTTGGAAGTATTGCAAAAGTTATTGTTTCAAGAAATGCAATACCATACTCTACTAATATACAAGAAGCTTATAATGGTATAGTGAGTGATTCACTTTTAAATGTTTCTGATAGTATTCATAACGCGTTTATAAACGCACAGTATGTATTTACAGGTGTACAGGAGTCGGAAACATTAAATATGGGAGTAGACGAATATAAAGAAGCGATATTAGAAAATCATATAAATCCAGGTTTAACAAACTTACAGGGTAGTTTGGGTGCAAATGGTACTATACAACAATCTTTAGCTAATTTTGAACTTGGAACATTATCGGAATTAGATGCACAATTTGGAACAATAAAAATAAATATATTAGCGTATGATAAAAATAAAAACTTAGTTGGTAATGCACAAGCCGGTGGTACAGACTTACCAGACGCTACTGATGGAACACCTTTAATTTTAAATACCAACTTATCAAGTTATTTAAATAATTTTAAATTATTAACGGATGATGTTGCAATTGTAGATGGATACATTGTAAACTTTGGTGTGGTGTTTGATGTTGTTGCAAACCAATATGCTAATAAAGCAGAAGTAAAATTAAATTGTATACAAAAAATAATAAATTATTTTAGAATAGAAAAAATGCAATTT